GCTGACCGGCAGGGAACTGCGATCTTCATAGGAACGCCGATGGGAACGTTGAACCTGCTGCATGAGCGCTTCCAGGACGGCAACAAGCTCGAAGGCTGGTCGAACAACATGCTGACGATCGAGGACAGCCAGGCGCTGCCGCGGGCCGAGGTGGACGCGCTCAAGCGCGAGATGCTGCCCAACGAATACCGACAGGAGATGATGTGTTCATGGTCAGCGGCGATGCGCGGCAGCTATTATGCGACCGAGATGGACGCGGTCAGAGCGGACAAGCGGGTCATGCCGATAGCACGCGACAGTGCGTTGACGACGATCGCGGCGTGGGACTTCGGCTGGGCTGACCTGACGGTCGTATGGTTCGCGCAGCTCCTGGGCACCGACGTGCGGCTGATCGACTGTCGCGCATATCACGCCACCAAGCTGGGTGACGTGCTGGACGACCTGCCGCCGGCCGATGAGCATCTGCTGCCGCATGACGCGACAGCTCATGAACTGATCAGCGGCATGAGCCGCAAGGATGTGTTCGACCAGCGCGGCATCAGCTATGAGGTCGTTGCGCGTCCCAAGAGCATCAACGACGTGATCGACGCCGGGCGCCGGCTGTTCCCGCGCTGCTGGTTCGACACCGACAAGTGCCAGACCGGAATCGAGGCGCTCACGCTCTATCGCGCCGAATATGACGATGTGAAGCGCATAACGTCGAAGACGCCTGTTCATGACTGGGCGAGCCACTATGCCGACGCGTTCGGCGTGCTGGCGCAGGGTCTGCCAACCTCGAATCGGCCGTTCAACTGGGGCAAGCCGCTTCAATACGACAACGTGGGAGTGATCTGATGGCCAAATACAGCGACGAGGAACTATCCCGCATCGTTGGCGAGATGGTCGAAGGCGCGGCCGGCAGCGACCAGGACGAGATCAGCGCCAACCGCACCAACGCGCTGAACTACTATTTCGCGCGCATACCCGGCGCCACGGCGCCTGGTCGATCGGATCAAGTAAGCACTGACGTGGCCGACATGGTCAACGCGGTGCTGGCTCAGATTGTGCCGATGATCTCGACCGATGCGGTGGTGGACTTCGAGCCGGCCGGCGAGGGTGATCGCGAACAGGCGCGGCTCGAGAGTATGGCTTGCAACCGCATCGTGATGGACGACAATCGCGGGTATTTGCAGTTCCAGATGGCGATCAAGGACGCGCTGTTGCTGCGCAACGGCGTCATCAACGTCGAGGTCGAGGATAACACCGAGATCGAGATCTGGTCATACGGTCCCGAGATCGATGATGAGGTCGTTGGCGGCGTGCTTGTCACCGGCGAGCAGAACGAGACGCGCGAGCTGATCAGCGAGCCGGGCGACGATGTGCGGCGCATCCGCAACACGCGGTCGATGCTCAAGTTCGTCGTTCGCGCGGTTGCGGTCGAGAACTGCGTCTGGACCGACAATCTCGACACGTTGAACCTTCAAGACGCCAACTTCTTCGCCGAGCGCAGGTGGATGACGCGTTCGGAGCTGGTGGCGCTTGGCATCGACCGCGGCAAGGTGGACGAGCTTAACGCGGCGGGTGAGACCGACAAGACCGATGAAAACGCACGCAACCGCAGCGCCACGCCCGAGCTGGACGCAACGACGCGCGAGAACGACACCATCGAGGTCTGGTGGGCTTATCCGATGCTGGACATGGATGACGACGGTGTCAGCGAGCGTTGGCAGATCTTGCTGGCAAACGACATGGTCATCCGCACCGCCGAGGTGAACTGGGTTCCATACGCCGGCGGGTCCGCGTTCATCCATCCGCACCGCTTCATGGGCGAGAGTCTGTTCGACCATCTCAGGCCGGTTCAGGACACCAAAACAGCCGCGCTGCGCCAATGGATCGACAACCTGGTGCACATGAACAACCAGCGCCTGGTTGTGGTCGAGAGTCAGACGAACATGGAAGACGCGCTTACCTCGCGGCCGGCTGGCGCGATCAGGGTCAAGGCGCAAGGCGCGATCATGCCGCTGCCTGTCGCCGATGGTGGTCCTTCGAGCGCGGCGCTCATGAGCTACCAAGACAAGATTCGAGGCGAGCGTGGCGGTGCGAGCCTGGACATGCAAGCCGGCGAGGCGCAGATCATCGGCAACATCTCCGAGCAGACGGTCGATCGCCAGTTCAGCTCGAAGGAGCAGATGGCGCAGATGTTCGCCAAGAACCTGGCGGAGACGCTGGTTCGCGATGTCTATATCCTGGTGCACAAGACGCTGCGCGCTTTCGCCACTGCGCCGATCACGCTCCTGGTCGATGGCAACTGGCAAGAAGCGGATCCGACCGAGTGGCGCGAGCGCACACATCTGAACGTCAAGACCGGCATGAGTGTAGGCGCTCGCAACAGCGTGGCGGCGGCTCTTGGCCAGCTCGTTCAGATCGAGCTTGGCGGGATGCAGCAAGGCAGCACGATGTTCCGAGCCGAGGATCTGCATCGCACGCTGGTCGATTGGCTGTCCATCAAGGGTGTGAACGCGCCCGAGAACTACATGCTCAACCCTGGCAGCGCGGAAGCGCAACAGGCGCAGCAGCAAGCGCAGCAGCAAGCGCAGCAGCAGCAACAGCTCTTGATGCAGCTCGAGCAGCAGACGCGCCAGCTCGAGGAACAGAAGGTGCAGCTCGACAAGTACAAGCATGACACCGAGCTGGAGTTCAAATATGCCGACGCCGGCATCGACAGCGAGCTGAAGGAGGCCGAAATCACGGTCAACGCGCAGCTCCGACAGCTGGAGCTAGATATCAACGATGAGAACGCAGATCTTGACCGACGCGCTCGAGGCGCTAACGGAGCTGGCGAATGAATACGAACGCGACGTTTTTAGAGAGTGGGCAGACGGTGAAGCCGGCGACGAGGGACGAACCAAGCTCCGAGGCGTCCGAGAGTTCATCGGACTTGTCCAAGCCCGTGCTGTCGCCGGCGGAGACGGACAGCCAGGCGGTGGAGGCGATCCAGGAGCTGCTGGCGCCGGCGGCGAGGTCGGAGGAGCCGAGCGATGGTTCGCCACCAGACGCGGATCCAGCGCCAGTCGAGGATGAGCCGAGCGACAACGACAGCCAGGTGTCGATTCGAGACCTGGCTTCGCACCTTGGCACGAACGCGCAACGGGTCTATAAGGATTTACAGGTGCCGCTAGGCAACGGCGAGAGTCTGAGCCTTGGCGAGCTGAAAGACGCGCACCAGGTGCGTGAGACATCCCGATCGGAGATAGCCGAACGCGAGGTGTCGCTGCAAGAGCGCGAGAGCGCCGTTAACGCCCATCAGCAAGAGCTGCAAGCGATCATGGGCGAGATTTCGCCATACCTGACACAAGAGGCGGTGTCAGCCATCGAAGCCAAACACGCGAGCACCGAGGCGCGAGAACGCCAATCCTTGATGGAGAAGGTGCCGGAATTCAAGGATGCGACTAAGTTCGACGCGTTCAGAGATGAGCTGGTCGAGATGATGTCCGACTTTGGGTTCCAACCGCATGAGGTCGTTATTGCCGACCATCGTCTTCTGATGGTTGGGCGTGAGATGCTGAGGCTCCGAACGACACACCGCCGATGGGCGGATGCTGTCGAAGGCGGGAAGCTGAAGGGTCATAAGACGACCGGCAAGGCTAGTGGTGGCAAAGGTAGCACGGCGAAGGGTTTGAAACGGCAACTTGCCGACGCTGCCGCGTCCAACGATACGGGAACGAAGGTCGCTGCGGTGTCCGCTCTTATAGGGTGACATCCGATGACTGCTGCAAATCTTGACAGTGCCGACCTGATTGCCGTCGCCGACGGTGGCTTGGTCAAAGAAGACGTGATGAACCAGATTTGGGACATCTCGAAGATTCCGCTTCCCTTCACCGACATGATCGGTTCGGACACGGCGGGGAACGCATACACCGAGTGGACGCAAGACAGGCTCCAGGACGTTGACCTCACCAACGCGGTGATCGACGGCGCGGACAGCGCCGGCAACGACACCGAGGTCGGCGCCAGGGTCGGCAATCACATGCAGATCAGCGTCAAGGCGATCCAGGTCTCGACGCGTGCCCAGACTTCCGACACGATCGGCTTTGCCAACACGTTGAGCTACCAGATCATGATGCGGCAGCGCGAGCTGCGGCGTGATGTCGAGGCGCTCAGTCTGGAAGGAACCGAGAGTGTTGCCGACACCGGCAGCGCGGCCGGAATCGCGGCTGGTCTGCCGAGCTGGCTGACCAGCACATATCTTCCCGGCGCTACGGGCAGCGCTGGTGGTTATGGCGCCACTTCGCCCACGATCGTGGACGCGCCGACCGCCGGCACCGCACGGGCGCTCACGGAGACGCTCATCCGCGATGCCGCGCAGTCGGTCTACGACCTGGGTGGCAATCCAACGGTGTTGATGTCAACATCGACCGTGATCCGCAAGTTGTCGGAATATATGTTCACCAGTTCGGCGCGCATCGCCACGCTGACCGGCAACACCAGCAGCGACGGCTCGACCAACGCCCAGACCGCCAAGGGTTCGGTCAACGTGTTCGTCACCGACTTCGGCGTGGTGCTGGAGATGCGGGCGAACCGGCTGCAACAGCTCTATGCGGCCGGTCTCAACGCCAATATGTTCCTGATTGATCCGAGCATGGTTCGGCAATCCTTCATGAACGGCTACCGCACCGAGCCGCTTGCCAAGACCGGCTTGTCGGACAAGCGCCAGATCCATGTGGATTGGACGCTGAAGGTGCTGAACCAGGAAGCGCACGGCGTCATCGCGGACATCGATCCGACCGCGGCTGTTGTCGCCTGATGTCTACTCTCGTCGAACGACGTTGGACCGGGCCACGCAGTTATGTGGACATCATCAACGATGGCACGGTATGGCACCGGCACAACGTCGTTCGCGAGGCGGACGGCAATAGCGAGCGATCACGGCTGCGGTTGCGTGAGAGTTTCAAGGCGTGGGGCGGCGAGATGTTCCACTTTACCGAGGGCGAGCATGAGTGGATCGCGCGGGAATATCCGCAGTTGCGCGATCCCGAGAACGACGCGCAGCAGAAGCGCAAGGCATGGGTCGAGTTCGGCGCTTCGAGCGTTGGACGCAGCTTTAGGGTCGATAGCAAATGGGCAAGCTAACGCGCATCGTGGCCAAGGCGGTCCCGCCACTTGATACCGTCCGAGTCGTTACGCCGGTTCAGGCCAGGGTCATCCGTCGAGGCGGTCTGATCGTGAACCAGACAGCGAAGGCGCTCTAATGGACTACGCCACGCTCAAGCAGCGCTGGTCGGCATGGTCGAAGCAACAGCTCGACGCGGCGCTGCTGGCTGAGACGACCGCGGTGGTCGAAGGCATGGTCGCGACCGACGTGAGCTGGCTGGACAATCAGTCGTTCTCGTTCATCCCGACGACGCAGGGCACGCTGGTCACCGGCGCGGTCTACCAATACGTTCGCAAGGTCGGGACGCGAGTTATTCGCTCGATCAACGCCAGCGGTCGCTTGCTGGAGCAGATGCCGATCGGCACGCTGTTCGCGACCTATCGCACCGGCAACGCCGCGCATCCAATGAATTACGCGGTGGTCGGTTCGGACTTCTTCATCGCGCCCGGTCTGAGCGACCTTGAGCTTGTGCTTGAAGCCAGGTTCGATCCGCTGGTGGCTGACGACGACACCAACGAACTGCTAACGCAGCATCCCGAGGTCTACATCCATGCCGGCGTGGCGCACATCCATCGGTACTTCCAGGACATGGAAGCGTCGCAGATGTCCGACCAGATGTACAACGTCGCGGTCATGAAGGCGAACGCGCTCGACCTCACGCTCGCCTATGGCGCCGCGCCATCAGTAAGGGCTGTCTAATGGGTCTGGAAAACTCGACAACGATCAGCGGCTTGAATTCGGCATTCCCGCTTGGCACTGATCCAAAGTCGGAAGGCGACGACCATCTGCGCTTGGTCAAGAGCGTCTTGCAGCTCGACGCGCTCACGCAGGAAGCGGTCGGCGTCATCACCATCAATACGCCGCTCGAAGGCGACTTGATGGTTTGGCGCACCAACGAATGGGTGAACGAGCCGCCGGCAGCGGGAGCCGCGTCTGAGGTCAAGACCGGGTTTATCCAGGCGTATTTCGGCGACACGCTCGCCGGCTGGCTAGCGCTGGACGGAACGACGATAGGGTCAGGCACGTCGCTCGCCAACCACGCCGACGCCGCGTACGAGGCGCTGTTCACGCATTTGTGGAACAGCCTGGCCGACGCCCAGGCGCCGGTGACGGGCGGTCGCGGCATCGACGCGGCGACCGACTTCGCGGCCGACAAGGTCATGACGATGCCGAACGCACGCGGGCGCACCCCGCTTGGCGCTGGCACTGGACCCAACTTGTCCAATCGCATTGCCGGCGACATCGGTGGCAGCCAGGACAGCACCGCTTTGCTCGCGCACGATCACGGTGGCGGCAGCTTGGCGGCAGCGAGTGACGGCGCCCATTCGCATGTACAGCAAGCGATGTCGACAGGTGGTGGGACGGTCGTTTCGAGCATCGGCGACAGGGCGCAAACACTGGTTGCGACGGTTAGCACGCAGCCCGCCGGCGAGCATACGCATACGATAAGTGGCACCACGGGGTCCACGGGTTCAGGCAATCCGGTCGACGCGAACCTGGGGCCGTGGTTCGCCGTCCACTGGTTTATTAAAGTCTGATGCCGTTCCAGGCAACTCCGCTGAATATGGTGGGAATCAGCCAGGATCCTTCGCCCGAGAACATCCCACCGACCGTATGGAACAAGGCGATTAATGTCCGGTTCGGCGAGTTCGCGGCGAACAAGGGTAGCGGTTACATTGACCTGGCGGGACCGGCGCTGTTCGCTCCCGAGCGTCTCCAGTTCATCGAGAACCTGAATCAGCTATTCTGGCTTTATTACGGGCCGGACGGCGTGGGTGTCTGGGATGGGACGACACATAGCGACATAACGCCGGTCGGCTACACGTCAGGGACGCGGGATCTGTGGTCGGATACGCAGCTCAACGGCGTGGCGGTGTCGAACAACTTCATCGACGGGCCGCTGTTCTGGGACTTCAACACCACCAATCCGCTGACGCTGCTGCCGGGATGGCCGAATGGCGTGGCTGGCGATCCGACCTGGCGCTGCAATACGATGTCGGCGTTCAAGTTCAATCTGTTCGCTTTTGGGATGCGCGAGGATGGCGTCGAGCTGAACGATGTCTTGCGCTGGTCGGCGTCAGCGGCGCCCGGCAATCTGCCATCGAGCTGGATTCCGACGGCATCGAACGACGCTGGTTCTCTTCCGATCGGCGGCACGCGTGGCCGAATCATCGATGCCGTCGCTCTTCGCGATCAGCTCCTGGTGTTCAAGACCGACAGTTCCGTGTCCATCCTTCCCGTGGGTGGCACGCTAATCTACGGTCAGCGCGATGCTTATTCGACCATCGGGATGCTGGCGCCACGGTGCGGCATCGAATACCGCGGCCGAGCGATCGTGCTGACCGACCAGGACGTGGTGCTGACCGATGGTGTCGAGGTCGAGAGTATCATCGACGATCGGAACCGGAGGGCACTATTCCGCGAGCTGGACAGCAGCTTGTTCCAGCGTTCGTTCATGGCATGGGATCCGGTGTCGGCGAAGGTCGCGATATTCATCCCATCCATCAACCATCCGAACCCAGGCTCCGAGTGCAACGTCGTATATGTCTGGGATCCGCGGGACGGCGAATGGTCGATCAGCGTGCCAGGCGACGGCATGTCCGATTATGCGCTGGGTTTCCATCCACCACCGGAAAGCGGCGCGTGGGACAACGATCCCGAGGAATGGGATTTGGACGGCTTGCCGTGGAGCGAAGGCGCACCGTCGAACAGCGAACTCACGCTGGCGTCGTTCGAAAGTGAATTGATATATGGCGTTGCCGCCGGGAACCTTCAGGCGAACGGCAAGACCATCGAGATGGAGCTTGAGAAGCTGGCGCTTCAGTTCGGCGACGTTGATCGTATCACGTACATGAATCAGATATGGGTTAGCGCGGATGGCACCTATGGCGCCCAGTTCACCGTCGAGGCTGGTGGACATGACCAGGGGACGGACCAGCCGGTGTATGGCGCACCGATCACGATGACGGTGGGCGAGGACAAGCAACGCACGCTCGAGGCGTCTGGCCGGTTCATCGCGCTGCGCTTCAAGAGCATTGGCGACACCAATTTCCGAATTAACGGTATGCGCATCAATTGGCGCGATGGCGGGCGGTATGCCGCTTAGTGTCGCAACGTACGAGCCATTGGCGGCGCCGCTTGGCCGGGATCCGATCCAGGCGCAGTATATTCAGACCGAGCTGCGGCGCATCGCAGATGCTATGAGGGAGCTGGCGGTGACTGACAGTTTTGGCAGCATCCTTCAAACCGAGCGATTGCTCGGCGAGGGAAAACTCTACTCGATTGATTTCTCGCCGATCGATGGCGCGGCGCTGCCGTGGACGATCGACCTGCATACCAACGTCGATTGGCCGGTGTTCTTGGATCTGTCGGTGGTCAGTTACGACACCACCGGCGCCGATAACCTGCTGCTGCGGACGTTCATCGGCGGCGACGTGACGGGCGGAACGCCAGTCATCACCAGGCCGTTAAACTCCGACGCGCCCGATTCTCGCGTGCCGATCAACGACGCGAACGAGGGTTCGACCGTCAACGTCGCCGGCACGCCGGTCAGCGTTCGAGCTGGCAACAGCTTTCAATCCGCCGTGGCGATCGTTCCGCCGGATGCCGAATACTATGCCACCTTCTCGCAGCTCGGCAGCGGGAAAGCGCCGACCGACATCCAGCTCACGCTCAAGTTCGCGGTGGTCGATCCTTATCCGAAAACAGAGTGGCAGACATGACCGAGCCGTTCCTGGTTCCATTGATTGGCGAGATGCCGGCGGAGCATCGGATGGCGTTCTGCCGCCTGTATTCCAAGGCGCGCCAGAAAGACCCGACGGTTCATCCGCCGCAGTCGCATATCCTGTCTCAGATCAGGAACGGCGAGGTGATCGCGGCGCTGGTGGTATGTCCCGACAAGCAGGAGTACATAGGATGTTTCCTCCTGGCGGTGGATCACTTCCATGACGCGCTGGCGGTTACTGTCTGCGCCGGCAGGGAGTTGGACCGGTGGGGTCATGTGATGGATGAGCTTGCTCACCGGGCGGCTGACCAGCTTGGGCTGGCGAGGTTGTGGGTTCAGGGACGACGCGGTTTGGCGACCGTGCTGAAGGAGCGCGGGTTCGTCCAGAAATATATCGTGTACTGCAAAGAACTAGGAGAAGATGATGTCGTTCGGAGCGCAAGGGTCGAGGTCGAGCAACGAAAGCCAGTCTTCAAACAAGCCGGACTTTCCCGAGATCCAGAAGCCGTTCCTCCAGGATCTGTGGAATCAAGCGCAACAAGGAACGATAAGTGGCCCGGGTTCGCAGGATTCGATGTTGGACGCGACGAATCAGGCGCTGCCAGGCGCTCTGGCTGCTGGACAGGGGGGAGTTAATCTTGGCCAGGGGCTACAGCAAGGAACGTCGTTCGGCCAGCAGGTTCTCGGCGGTTCTTCGCGTAGCTTGTTCGGTCTGGGCCAGCTCGGTTCGACCGACCAGCTCATCGGCCAGCTTGGCTCCGATCTGGGCCAACAGCTCAACGAAAGCATTCTACCCGGCATCCGCAGCCAGGAGATCGGCGTTGGCGCACTGGGCGGTGCTCGAGGCGAGATAGCGCAGGGGATGGCCACGCAGGGGGCACAGGACGCGTTCGCGACCTCCTCGGCACAGATACGCCAGTCCGACCTGTCGCGGCGTGCCAGCGCCTTGCAGCAGAGCGGAGCGCAAGGCGAGGCGTTCTCGAGGATGCAGGGGCTTGGCTCCGAGCTGCAACAGGACAGCGCCCAGTCGATGATGGATCTGGGCTTGGCGCCGAGCCGGGCGTTCTGGGGACCGTTGCAGAACTACGCGAGCATCCTGAACGGCTCGCCGAGCATCGGCAATGTCGGCCAGTCCACCAGTGGTGGGCGATCGAAGTCATTCGGGATGTCGGGCGGGTTCTGAGTGTGACGGGTCTGGAGGTTATCGTGTTGATAATCGTAATTCTGGCGCTGATTGACAAGGCGGGCGGGTGATGCAGTACCGCATCCCGATCGGTGGCTTGATCGTCCTGGAAGTTCTCGAAATTATTATAAAGCTGGTGGGCTAGATGGTTCTACCAATTCTAGGCTTGATCGGAATGGGTCTCGGCATGGGCGGCTCGTTCGTGGCGCGCAAGGCGCAGGGTGAGGAAGCCGGTGGCTTGCTGGAGAAGCATCGGCGCAAGGACGGCACCATCAATCAGCTCTCGTATGGTCGGGCGCTCATGGAAAGCCCGATGAACCGCAAGTTCGGTCAGTCGGTCTTGCAGAACGCGCTGTCGCGCCAGCAGACGCCGGCACAGGCGCGCCAGGAAGCGCGGACGGTCGAGAGTCACCGGCTTGGCATCGAGACCGGCCAGGCGAATTTACTGCGTGGGAAAGCCGCCGAGGCGCGAGCCGCGGCTGGTGAGGGACGCGCGGCAAACGTGGAGACGCGGGCGCAGTCTGTCTTCGAGATGCAGCAGGACATCCGATCCAACCAGTTGATGCGCGCGAACAGCGCCGAGGGTCGGGCGAAGAACGTGGAGCAACGGCTCCAGAAGACATTCGAGCTGCAAAGCCGCCTGTCCGAGATGTCGATCAGGGGCGTCGAGCATAGCGAGATGCTGCGGCGCCAAGCCATGCAGGACCGCAACAACCTGGCTGATCCAAAACAGCGCGAGCAGTTCATGATCAACCAGGATTACTCGCCCGGGATGTTCAACATGCGAGCCAGCGCGGCACTGGGTCAGTCGCCGGCCGAGGGCAAGGAATGGCGCATGACCAGGCATGGCTTGGCGCAGCTTCCACGCATAGGCTCGACCGAACACATCGAGGCGAAGAAGCAGCGCACCACGCTGCGCCGGTTCGGCGAGGCGATGGTGCAACAGAACAAGCTGTTCCAGAACGGTGGGTCGGCGGTCATAACGGGCGCACGCAAGGGTGAGCTGAACAGCTTGAACACGCAGATGACGCTCATGATCAAGGATCTTGAAGACCTGGGCGCGTTGCAGGCGCCAGACATCGAGGTCATCGAAGGGCTGTTGCCGCCAATGACGGGCGGCGAGGCGCTGGTGACATGGCAGACCAGCGGCAAGCAAGCCGCGCTCAACGCCTGGCTGGCTGGGAAGATGAGAGCTTCCGACGCCAACACCGAGGGATGGGCCGGGTTCGACACGATGAAGACCGAGTTCCTGATGGAGGAACAGGCGAGGCTCCGCGGGCTGGTGGACTTGCCAGCCGAGGAGGCTGAACAGATGCCGGTTGGCCAGACTGATCCAGGCGCCATCGGCGCCATGGGCGGGGGCGCCTGATGGCTGGCGACAAGGTGATGCTCGATCCCAAGACCGGCTCGCCGGTTTGGTGGGACGGCACCGACTGGGTGAATGTTTCACATGACTTCGATCCGAGGGGCGGGTTCGGCCAGGACCTAGGCAACGCCGCGTCGCAGGTTATAGGCGGTGCCGAGCGTATGTTGGGAGACCCAGGTGGGGAGGCCAGGCAGAGAGGCGCCACGCAGGATCTTGACGCGTCCGGCAGTCAAGGACCGGGTGCACTCGGTGCCCAGATGCTTATGGCTGTCCCCGAGATCGCGGCTGGCGGCGCTGGTTCGGCGCTGGTGCGCGGCGGAGCCGCGGCGCTAGGAGCGGTCGTGGGC